GGCTATGGATGGAAAGTTTCTAAATCGTAATTTTTTAACAACCTTTTTTGCTTGTTCGCTAGCGACATAAATAATCTCACAATCTTGATATCCTTCAACACCCTTTAGGATTTTTTCATCTAATTCTTGTTCCTGCCACTCAGAAGTAAAGACGGCTACGACCACACCACCATTTATCTTCTCCTTAAAGTTCTTGTCATTTACACCCTGCGAGAATGCAATGGAAAGAAATAATAATAGCCCTAATATATATTTCATAACAAACTCCTATTTGTCTCTTTTTCTTCGTTCAAGGTCTTTAATGTCTTTTCTCAATTCTTTTATGAGTTCTTCATACTCGTCTAGCATATCATAGACGGCATCCATATCTTCTTGTAGACCACCAACTTGATTCTTATATTGTTCGTAAGACCGTGGCCAGTTGTGACCATCCGGTTTAGACGGATATTCATCCGTAAAAATTTTCTCTATATCTATCTTTGGTAATTCCTTCGCCTCTTCAATCTCCCCTTGTAATGTATACCACATACCGATTAGTGATGCCAATCCAGTTCCAGCTGCTATCATTGTTTGTATTGATAAGGTAAACTTTGTGTCTAAAACCTTATCCTCTGATAATTCTATTGGTTCTTTTTCCTTTGGTACTGATTCGACTACTGGTTCAGGTTTGGGTTCGGGAGTCGGTGTAGGTATGGGTTCTTGATGAATCTCTTCGTGTTTTTCCTCGTGCTTCTTCGTATCCTCTGTGGAATTCATTAAGGTATCTGTGATATCATCAAAACTACAAAATCCCATTTCAACGAGTATCTCTCCAATTGTGCCCTTTCTACCCTTGACCTGTTCTTGTAAGGCCTTACTTAGTTGCCGTTTAGTGATGATATCAGCATCACATAACAATTGTCCTAATTTAATTCCATCACTCATTCACTATTCACCTGTGTAAAATGTTGCATCTGGATCGGTTCCAATCTCTATGTTTTCAAAAACCAATAATCCTAACTGCTCTTCATCTCTATATGGATTCCAAAATTTACCATTAGCCATGCCTGAAACCTTGTTATCTTCATTGACATATATCTCTGATTGTGCAAAATCTGTGTAATCAAAACTACCGATGATTTCCATATCCATTGTCTGTTCTCTTGTATGTGCCAAAGTGTCTGTTGGGCCGTAGTTCAAGTATAAACCCGGATCGATTAAATCACTATTGTCCTCACCATCTTTATCAACCCAAATGGCTGCATAATGTTCTAATTCAGGTAATACCCTACCGACTTCCCTTTGAAAGTGCATCACGAGAAGTTTCTTAATCTTACCATCATCACCAATCGTTTTTTCTCCATAAATATTTATCTGACCATAATAAGTAAACGGGTCTATTTGGTCTCCATTTACCCAAAGTTGCATCATTGGTTCTTGTGATTCTCCTACTCGTGTATCTTCACAACTAATAGATAAAACTAAAATAATCCAAACCAATGGATTAAGGTACTTTTCTTTTATATCAAACCATTTTTTCATTTTAAAACCCCATAAATTGATAATTAATTCCTAATTTGATATCGTATGCTGGTCGTTCCCAATAATACAAATATCTTCCTTCAGCAAAGACTCCAAGATTATCTTGTATCTTTACTCCAAATATTGCTCCCATATCATAATCATTCCAATCATGCCACATAGCATCTTTAAATTCAAATTGATGTGGTTTACCTTTTTGAACTAAGTGGTCTTGGTAATGTGCTGCGTTATGGTAGGCATGTAAGTCATGTCCATAGTGTATCGGTAACCAATTACCCCAACCATGTAACCACCAGTTCTCACCGTAATGATAAAAATCAACACCCAATACCAATGAGGTTTCATTTTGATTTCCTAAATTTTTCTTCACTCCCTCGATGTAATTTTCTAACATATTAGGAAAGTGATATATGAAATATTCTCTATCGGTATAGGCGAATATTCTTCCAGCTTGATCTCTCCATAACCAATCGTGTCCCCAATACTCACCACGACCATTCCAAAAAGGCCCGTCTCCTTCGACTTTCACCCATTCTCCGTTAACGAATTCTAATAGTTCATCTTGTTTCCAAATCGGATTACCATCTTCATCATACCCCTCTAACATATCCTCTTGATACCACATATTATCATCTACACCAAAAGCTTTCTCTGCAAACTTCCACCATTGTCCTCTGTACCAAGTCGTATCCAAGACCATAGCATCAAATCCATATACTGGATGATTTCTGTGTTTTAATCCAATTGAGACATGAAACTTATCATTTAGAGCTTCCGGTGTTAAATGAACCCTCAAATCAGCATGTGTATAGTGAATATCTTCCAATCCTAATTCAGTAATACCGACTTTAGCCATTACATAATCACCGATGTATCTTAACCAATATTCTTGATTCACATAATCATTGCCCCATTGTCTACCTTCTGAATATTTAACTAAATATTCCCAACCTTTAACAGGACCGAATGTCGCACTTTCATTGGCATTTTGTTCTGAACCATCATACCAAGTTCCACCCTTACCGGCGGACTTGACACCTCTTTTTGGTTCATACTGAAACCTACCTACCTTTCTCAAACCAAATGATGTTTGAAAATCAGGTTTTAAATTTCTATCGGTTCTCTCTACAATAAGGTCACCTGTTGATAATCCACCAATAATAGCAAATCTATCATCTTGGTATCTTGGAGCGTTTAAACTGAAACTAGCATACGCCGTTGAATACTTAAAAAAGTCTCCTATGATACTTTGACCAAACAAAGATGAGACCATTAGTAAGCCTGTTATAATTTTCTTTAACATCTGTTTTCTCCCATTAGCGATATTTTACATCAATAAATATAACCTTTGGTAATTAAATGTCAAATCTAACTACAAAACTCATTGCCATTTTATCATCATTTTTAATTGGTCTTGAAGTTTTTCCGATTACCAAACATTCACCTGCGTCATTATATAGACCAATTGTGGTAATGTAAGGCATGAAAGCACTATGTGTAACAAAGTTTTCATAATGTTGTGTGCCAGGATAACTTCTCTCAAATGAACCACTTCCAGCACCAACACCTGGTTGGTCACCTGGCACTGCAAATATTTTTTCAGGTATTCTTCTTGAGGGGTCGGAATCACCAACAATAGTGCTACCACTCCTTTCGAATGTTGCACTTGTGTTTTTAGTTTGATTGTGTTGTCCTGCGGGTGAGATTACTAAAGTCTCATATTGATAAAGTGTTCTTGTTGCTCTGTATTCGAGTCTAAAACCATTTGAAGATGTTCCTGTAAACGCATTTATATACTTTGAACCTGTGCTTGTCATTACTACAATGCCTTGTTTGTAAAAAACATTTCCAAGAACAACACTTGAACTATCAAAATTTTCTGCTACAGAAGCAGAATAGTATGTCTTAAAATTACTGGCCTTATGTAGTGCATAACTTGAAGAATAGGCGTTGTCATATAAGTTACCATCACCGTCATCTCTGATATCGGTTGTTACATCACTAATATCATCTCTAATTCTAACCGATTTTGGTTTGACTGCTTCTCCAAAAAATTGTTGTGGTATAGAAATCAATGAAGCTGAATGATGAAGTTCTCTAAAGTTTTTATTTGTATTAGACGGCCCATAGGTGAGAAATGGTTGGGTTGCGTTTACAAACCCCTTATCTAATTTTCTTTTTGGTGTATATCTTTCATAATATAAATGATTAACATGAAAATAGGTAGGTATGTTGTAAAAGGTTCCTTGACTATACCAAGTTTTTTTAGGTAACCCCATACTTTGTGATAAAGCATTAAAAGTCCCTAAACTTTGAGAGAGAGCCGAACCAGTGGCAAAATTAAATAAACTCCCACTATTTACTTTGATAGGTAATACACCTAAGTTGGTATCACTATCCGTAAAAGTAAATTTCTTATGAACTTTGAAAGGCTCTACTGAGAAATCTTGTGGGTGAACATCTCGTAAATACGACATTTCTTACCCCTTTTTATGATTAGAAGTCAAGTTTAACTTTAATTAATGCCTCACGAGAATAAGATTTCAATACAGGTTGACTCAATTTAGCCACTGCTAACAATTCATTAGAGTCATTAAATAGACCGACTGTTGTTATGTAGACCTTTGGGTCAAGATAGAATGTAGGTTGTGTGAAATCACCAGTTGAAGCAGTAAAGAAAGTAGGATTATTACTAAAATTAAATTCTTTATTTCCCGCTCTTACAAAATAGTGAGTTGAAGAAAGTTTTTCTTCTCTACGAGCTTGAAAGTATGCTCCACCTTTGACTTGGTTGAAGAATTTCCGTGCGTTACCGACATTAGCATCTGAGGTTTGTAAAACACCTTCCATTCCATCACCAAAAGAACTTTTATTTTTAATCATATCCGCGTTCAATACAATAAGTCCTAAATCAGGATAGAATAATCCATAAGCACTACCTGTGACAGAAGCTGCTGTTGGAATAGATGATACTCCACTTCTTATTGAACCACTAACTACATTAAATACACGACCACCTATACCAGCTTCAGGATTGGTTGTAGACTTACTATCATCAATTAATCTGATGTCATGACCTATCTTAGCCTTACTACCACTTAGTTCTAATTCCCAATTACCTGGATCCATCTTTTCTCTCATTCGTGACCGTTTTAGAGATATTACAAAAAAGTGTTTGGATACCGAACCATCCCCATATGTAAATTGTTGTTTATTTGGTGGTAATACCAAATTTACAAGTTGTGAGTGAATTGCTGCAGTAGCTCTATTACCAGTAGCACCACCAACAGTTCCTTTTGAACCACTTCCTTGTATGTGTCCATAAGCCACACTAAACTGAATTTCTCTTTCAGCATCTGTGTGGTTTGTTTTATATACATCATAATAATATATACCACTTGATTGACTCTGTGCGGATTGGGTGAAGAATGTTGTTAATGTTCCAGTTCCACCACTCCAAATACCACTTGATATTGTAGCCTTAATATTACTAACAATATCATTTTCTTGGTCAAATAATTTATATGCTCCTGCTAATGCCATTTCTTACTCCTATTAAGATGAACCTGCCCCGGCTCCTGGACTACCAAGAACGGTTTTGTTTACGGTTACGGTCAATGTCTGTGTTGCTCCAGTTTGGTTACCAACAACGGTTAGCTGTGTGACTTTTTGATTAGGTGAAGTAAAAGTCTGTGGTATTAACCTTGCTGTCAATCCAACAACACTCTGTGAATTTGTAATCTCTTCACTACTCAAATTAACAGGAACTAAAGCTTGTGTTTGACCTGGTGCTGATTGTCCAACTTGTAATCTTGCGACACTTGTATCGTGAACCAAAAATGTATATCCTAAATCGTCATCTGATGAATTTAAAGTGCCTGGACTTATTAAATCACCATTACCACCACCTTGTTGAAAAGTAAAGGCGGATACTGCTATATCGAGTATTGGTAGACGAGTTGTCTCTTTTGGAAGAGAGATTAATTTAAATTTTAATGCCTGTGTCTCATCTGGCACAGGTTCTAAAAGGGGCATGTTCTCAATAACTGCTCCATAAAAATTTGTTCCATTGGGATGTGAAGTATCCCACAAACGATAATCGACTTCATCATCTGCTAATGCGAACTTTGTAATTCTGAATTCGTTGTTACCACGAGCCAATAGTTCTCGACCTCTCTTGGTCAAGATAGCATCTATTGTGATTGTGGTATTATTTAAAAATCCCATGTATATTCTCCTTTGGATTAGGTAATTTTGGATTTACAATAGACTAAAACTTCTTATCTATAAATATACCCAAATTAAATTTTTCATTATAATACCTTGAGTTTTGATTCTCCACCTTCCTTAGTTTTTAATGTTGTTGGTGATGTCAATACAACTGTTACAGGTTCTAATTTATCTAACGTAGTTTTCTTAGTTTGTTGACATCCAGCGACTGTCAATCTGAACATTTGATTGTCCAAGAATAAACTTTTCTTATCACTTCTTACAAATGATTCTGAATAAGCATTATCGATTGATGCACTAAATTGTGTTGTGTAGAATTTCTCAACTTCAAAGTTATGTTTGGAAAGAACCGAACCACTAATATTAGGTTGTAATACTTCTCTAAATATTTTCTCAGGTCCTCCAATCTCAATTTTAAAATTTGGATATTTTATTTTACCATCAGGATGAAAATCTTGTCCATAAGATGAAGATAAAATATACAACGATGGTGTTCTAAAAATATCACTTGATAATGAAGAAGTATACGTTGGATATTCACCCGAACCCGATGGTAAGGGGTTAAGTGAACCACTAAATGTTGGGAATGAACCACTTAAGCTCACTACAGGATTCGGTGGATTAAATATTCCAATTGAAGACGAATTGTTATATAGTAATGGATTATGTTCAGATGAACCTGAGTAAATATTTAAACTTAGATTACCTCTGTAGTTTAAAGGTTCTTTTATTGGTCTATTTCCAATCACTAACTTTTTTCTTTCTAATATATTTGGTTCTATAAGCAACCCTACATTAGCATTAGCCCTAGCAGGTATCATTTTTCTTATCTGGTCAAATACACTTGTATCATAAAATCTAATTAATCTAATATAATCCCAAAAATTATTTGGTGAATTATATTTTTTCCAATATTGTTCACCCGCATAATCTAAACCTCTATATCTCAATGAGTATTTATCTCTTGGGTCACCTAAGTAATCATCGTAATCAAATCCACCAACACTTAATATAATATCTTCATTTATTACATCAGCTGGAGAAAAATAAACACCGAGTTTATTACTATCTACGGGTGCTGCATCATATGCACTTAATTCTTGTCTTTCGTCTAAAGAAAGACTACCAAGTAATTTTTGCCTCTCAACACGAACCTTATTTTCCATTCTGTTATTAGGTCCTAAGTTTGGTGTCTTCGCTTTCATTTGGTCAACAAGTTTTCTGAAATGTGGTATGTTACCACCTGAATAACCAAATGCAGTGCCTGGTTGGGTGTAGGTTTGATTCGCACTTGTATCACGAATTGAATTAGATGAACCTAAGTTTTTATCGTCATCAAAACTATATCGTAATGTCAAATCGTGCCATGATGCTGATAAATGATTACCATCAAAAGCCTTGGGTGCTGCGGTATGGTTATCAAATGAACCACTATTTAGTGCAGTAGTCCAATATCTAAATTCCATCATACTACCACTAAATTGTGGTGCAAAATCATCCGATGGTTTACCACCAATGTATAAAGTTTCGTTTCCTACAAATGCACTATTGATTGTTGTGCTTGCTGTTGACCCACTTGAAAAAGATTTGTATATTGTTCTTTCTAATCCTGCATCATATCTTCCTACATGGAGTGAGTATAGAATATTCTGTGAAGTCGTATCGGACTTTAGGTATCCAGCAGAACTCCCACTCAAATGTCTACCACCATCACCAATACTTGCACTCATCCTTGTCAACATTACAT